GCGTAACATTAAACAGCTGGCCGAAGCTGCTGCAATCAACTTCTCTGAAGGGGTTAATGCCCAGAATGCCATCCAAATCAACATCGCCACCAAACTGGAATCTATGAAGATTCCCGAAGACTCAACCTATGAAGCGGAGCTTGTGGTTAATGAGTAGTCCAAGATTCTGCTATTCCCGTAAAACCAGTGTCCCGCCGCAAGGCTGGTGGGTTAAATGTCCAATTGTAAATGAACCCGTCCACGGTGGAGACTTTTGGGACATGGTTAATAATTGTGAAAAGCTTTTGGTTTCCAAAGGAATTACTCCGCCTACTGATTTTGTGTCACAAATAGAAAACAATCTTTGTGACAGAATGGCTGGCAACGAAAACTGTGTTCCTTGTTCTCAAGAAAAACAGAAGCTTGGATTTGGAGAAATTGTTCGCTGGGTTCGGGCCATGTATCAGTTTGCAGTCAATGGCAAGTTTGAGCTTGTCCCCCAAGAAGAGGCGGAGCGCCGAGCCAAGATCTGTGCCGCCTGCCCCCATCAAATAGCCACTTCTGGATGTTGGGGATGTAAGGGGATTGCTGGAATGCTTCCACATATTGCAGGAGCCAGAAAAACTTCCTATGACTTACAGCTTAAAGCTTGCGGGGTTTGCGGATGCTACAATGCTGTGAGCGTCCACTTGCCCGTTGAGGTGCAGGGTGGAGAGAATCTGGAATTTCCCGATTTCTGCTGGAAGTTTAAGCAACCTCAAATCGGGTAATTGCCTTGTTAAAGCTCATGTTGGCAACGCCTGTCGGGCCGTCACGATGCTTGCCGACAATAAACTCCATGGTCGGATTTTGCTCATGATCTTGGGCATCCTCGCTATGAAGCATGATGACTATATCGGAATCCTGTTCGATTGCTCCAGATCCCTTTAGGTCTGAAAGGCTTGGGCGTCCACCACGCTTGTCGGGATCACGGTTAAGTTGGGCAAGCACCAAAACAGGAACTTTGAGAGTCTTGGCCAAATCTTTAATTCCACCGCTGATCTCTTCTACTTCGCACACACGATTGTCTTTTCCACGCTTGCTGTCGCCCTTGACCAACTGCAAGTAGTCAATAATGACGAGGTCTAGTGGCGTCCTTTGGTGGGCGCGGCGGGCAACCGCCTTGAGATAGCCTATGGACTTTGCCGAACTATCATCGCAGATGATTTCAGATCCGTGGATCTCTTGGATAGAACGTGCCAGAGATTGTTTTTGATGCGGGGTGACCCGACCAGAAAGGATGTCAGCCGCTCCTACACGCGCCCGCGAACGGATCATGCGTTCCATCAAGGCAACACTGGTCATCTCCAAAGAGAAGATAAGCACCCGCTTCTTCTGGTTGAGTGCCACGTTTTCGGCAATTTGGAGGGCGCTGGCCGTCTTCCCAACGGCTGGTCTTGCCGCCAAAACAACCATATCTCCTCCGCGCAATCCAAACATAAGGATGTCATCCAATGGTGTGATTCCTGTGCGGATACCAATACAGGGCTTGCCAGCAATGGTGGATTCGATGTTCTGGGCAGCGCGGTCTAGGGCGCTATTGATTGATAGTTTGTCTCCATCATCAATCTCGTAATCGGCCCGCATCACGGTTGTTTCCGACCAGTTCTTTAGCTCTTCAATCTTTAGCTCGCGGTCCCTCGCCTTGTGAACCATGTCATTGGCCAAGTATTCCAGCGACCTTCTGTAACGGGCCTCTTCCAGCTTGGGGTAGTAGCGTTTCCAATTGTTGTGGGCTACACACGAAGTTGCAACTTCTGTAATTTTTTGTTCACCACCAATGATGTCGTATTCGTTGGCGGCTTCAATCTCTCCTTTGACATTGATGATGTCAGCCTGCATCCCCTTGGCGATACAGCGCATGATCGCCCGAAAGATGATCTTGTTCTCTTGGAGGTAGAAGTGATCCTCCTTAATGGATAGAAGGATCTCTCTTTGGTCCTCTGTTGGCGCATGGCAGAGGCAGGAGAGAAGTGCGGTTTCAGCCGAGGGTTCGTGAATGACTTCGTGCATAGGAAGCGTTAGACAGCCGCTTGGGCTTTTCGTTCACGCTTTCTTTGCAAAATTTCCAGCATGGATTGCCTGCGGCGTTCGCGCTCTACTTCCGAAATTACCCGCTTTTTCTTGGTTTTTTTGGGCGGATCTTGTTTGACCGCCCGCAATTTTTTGTCTCTTGTGGTCAGTCCTACAGCCTCACACAGCACCTGAATTGGGTATGGCGCTAAGTCGCAATCTGTTGCAATTCCCACACTATTAGGCACCTTATCTGAGGCATTGTTGCAAACTGTAGGACTTTGTGCCTCATTGTTGACGCTTTGTGGCATTGGAAACCCCTCTTGCGCCATCTTGTGGAGTGACCCATCTTTACATCCGTGGATAACCACTGCTTGGCTAGAGATGACTCTATCTGGGCAAGTGACTCCTTGGACAGCTTGGGCTTCGGGGTCTTCGGCATAGAAGACAATCTTCCCATCCTTCCACTGGTAGTTGACACTTTTCCAGTAGGTGCGGATCAGTGGGGTGTCGCGGCCAATGGCCATGAAGTTCCAGCGGCAACGAACATCCCATGGTTCTGGGATGGTGCCTGCGTTTTTGTAAGCCAAATTGTAGGTCGATAAGGACTGCGCGGAAGGACAAAAGTCCAAGAAATTGGGCGGGTAGACGGCACTACCCACAATCATCCTGTAGATATTCTTCCCATTGGTTGCCATACCTCCTTCGTAGAGATGGCCCATGATGCCGACTTTTCGGTGGTATTCGGCGTCCAAGTCATCTACCCATCCCTCTTTCATCGGAACACAATCTGGCTCCCAAAAGTAAAACGGAGCATTGGTTGAATACATGGCAGCAGCCACATCACTGAACATCTGGTTCGGGCCAAGTGGCCAGCCATCAAATCCGTCTTGGGCGGTCAGGTGGTCAACTTCTGGAAAGCTTTTCTTGAGTTCGTGAATGACATCGGAAACACCAGATGTATCACTCTTGGTACATACTGTTGCCTTGTGGCGCATGTTAATTCCCATGGCAGTAATGGCCTTGGCCGACTCCATAGCCAGATCTGCGTCTCCGTTGTGGTAGGCAAAGACAATATTCATTGTGCGTCGAAGTTAAGCGGCCAGCTAGGATGAATGGGATCTTCCAGACGAATGCGGACGTTGCGCTTTCCAGACCTCGTTAGCTGGTCGGCCTGAAGAGTTGCCTCTTCATGGGAAAGACCGAACCCGTGGAGTTCGACGGTTTTTTCTCCGTAACACACAATAAATGTTTTGGTTTTATCGCTCATTTTTTCTTTTTCTTGGCTTCTGCTTGGTTGATGTATTTGGTAAACTGTTCAGCGCATGTAGTGGCCATGTCGATTTCTGATTCTGGGTCAAAGAAGTAACCGCCACGTTCAGCGTACAACGTTTCCATCGGCATGGTGGTTCCTCTACGAAACCGTGGGCCAACCACGAATGGGGAGACGGAGTCTTCATTGATTACGGTTAATACTACTTTGAATCGGGCCATGGACTCCAATACTTAATCACACGCTCAAGTATATGTCCAATACCACTCCATCCATGGTGGGGATGGTAATGGCAGGCCCACCTCAATGGAGGGTTTGACTCGTCGTTTTTAATAAGGTAGATTCCCTCAGTATCGGGCTTTGTATCGTTGTAATCGTTCCAAGTGATCATATTAGGTATGACAAGAAAAACTCCACTTCGTTCAAAAACTCCACTTAAACGCAGCGGAAGGTTGCGGTATGCATCCCCCAAGCGCCAGAGTGAATACAAGGAGTATGCAAAGGTAAAAAAAGCCTACTTGGCACTGCATCCCATGTGCGAGAAATGCAAGAAGGCGAAGAGTCAGGATATCCATCATAGGGCGGGCAGGGTTGGTCGCTATCTTTGTGACTACAGTCTGTTTGCCGCGCTTTGTCGAGCCTGCCATGACTTTATCCACCAGAATGGCAGAGAAGCCCGCAAGCAGGGCTGGATCATTGATACAATTCATGTTCTTCAAGATCCCGCTGCAAAAGTTCAATCTCCGAGCCAAAATCAGGCTCATACTCACGAATAAGCGGATTCCACACTTTATTGCGCGGGGCTGTCAAATTTCGCCAGTTATCAACAAGATTAAGCCAGCTAGTCTCCAGCGGGGCGTTCCATTCCTCCTCTGGGGGGAAATTCCAAGGATAGGGTCGCGGATAAGAAGCGCAACCACTTGCAATAAGTAGTGCTAATCCTATCCCTGCTCTTTGAAGTCGTAAAACCATAGTTCCTCCTCGCTTTCACTAACCCATCTGCTGCCTGTATGCTCGCAGCTAAACTCTTGGCTGAAAACCTTCCAGTTGGGCTTGGTTGGGAATTTTTTAGCGATAAACGATCCGCCGTCCATCCATAACACACGGTTGTTGGGTTGGATAAAATATTGCCCATCGCCCGCAAACACATGGCCGCATTTGTGGCCAGCAGCCATCTCCCCGTAGCCACTTGTGTAATGAGGCCCAAGG